TATCAGTCAGTTGATTGATTTAAGGCATGAATTTGAGGAGGCAATATGATTAAAACGTTCGAAGAAATATCAGCCAATATAAATATTATATCAAAATGAAAATAGGAATAATAGGAGCAAAAGGATTCATTGGTCAGGCGATTTACAATCATCTGGAGGATCATGAATTGTGTCGTATTCCTAGAGGAGTGCAAGCCAGGCATTATGATATCATAATTGATGCCAATGGTAGCAGCAGTAAATATAAGGCAGAGCAGGATCCTGTTGAAGACTTTAAAAAGTCAGTGGATTCAGTCATGCATTATGTTAATCATCTTAGTTATGATAAATACATTTACATATCAACCATAGATGCGGGGGTATCCTGGCTCAGTAATTATGGCTTTAATCGCAGTACCGCTGAACAAGTTGTAATGAAATATGCCAAAAAATGGACGATCGTTCGGTTGTGTTCTGTCATAGGAAAAGAAGCGAAGAAAGGCATTGTGTATGATATACTCAATGATAAAAAATTGTTTGTGCAGAAGGATAGTTTGATACAGGTTATACCTGTTAGCGAAGTAGCTAAGAATGTTCCATTTGCATTTTTTAATCATAATAACGAAATTCTTAAATTCTATTCAGATGGGTGTATAGAGGTGGGTGAAATTTGCAACATGTTTGGGAAGAATCCGGAGGTGGATGTTGCTGCAGAAAATCAACTTTATGATGAAGATGGTGATCCGGGATTTTTAACCCCGGAAGAATATTTAAAACAGACGTTTCATGAAAGAGTGGTCAAATCCGTGGAATCCGTTTAACAGTGCCAAGGTGCTGTTGTGGAAAGAGCATTTGGAAGCATGTGCTGAGGAGGATTATTTACCTCCTGTGACAGTGGATATCGATCCATCGAATAAATGCATGTTCGACTGTCCTCATTGTAATGCCTATGACATGATGAGCCACAGCAACAATCTTATGAGTGGTGAACATATGTTAAAACTTGTTGGTTTCCTTGAGCACTGGCGTGGATCCACAAGGCATCATACTCCAATGAGTGCCTGTATTAGTGGGGGTGGAGAACCATATATGAACAAAGAAATGACTACCTTACTCGAAGCTATGTATGGCAATGGTATGGAATCGGGGATTATCACAACTGGGTATCCTATGACGGATAAGGATATCGATGTGGCTGCCATAACGGCACGATGGGTTGGGTTTTCAGTTGATGCGGCAACACCATTAACTTATAATAAAGTAAAAGGGATTACAAAAATTGGTTCTATAAGAAAAGTAATAGAAAATATAAAAAAGCTTGTTAAGCGGGTAGAGCATCATAAATCTAATTGTGATGTGGCTTTTAAATTCTTACTCACACCTGATAATGCCAATGAAATATATGACGCAATAGTCCTGGCTAAGCAAATAGGGGTAAAGGATTTTCACCTTCGTCCAGCCGGATGGGATAATCTGTCAAAAGTAAGTGAGAAACCCAAATTTGATCAGAATATTATAAGTTATATAAATTCCCAAATAGAAGCGGGAATGAAATTGGAGACAAAAGATTTCAGGGTATTTGGGGTTCGTCATAAATTTAATCCTGATTTCTCAAGAAAAATACCATTCTCCCGTTGTTGGGCCATACCACTTATCCCAACCTTTGGTGCCGATGGCAATGTTCATCTGTGCTTTGACATGCGTGGGCGCGAGGATTTAATACTTTGTCGACATGATCCGGATCCATATGAATTGTTGCGGTTTTGGAATACAGATAAACACCGGGAAATAATTCGCAGTGTGCAAGTAGAAGATTGCCCAAGGTGTACCTTTGGTGCATACAATGAGATAGTAGAGAAAGTTATTATTAATGATTCAATGTGTAAATATTTTCCATAAATGAAAGATCCTATTTTAATAACAGGCGCGGCTCGATCAGGTACCAGTATGATCGCGGGTATAATCAATATATGTGGTGCGTTCGGTGGAAATATGTCTGGCCCCAATAGCAGTAATCAGAAGGGTATGTTTGAGAATGCCATCATACGTAATAACATTGTCAAACCATATTTCCGTCAGATTGGAGTTGATCCCTTGGGGCAGTATCCTCTTCCAAATGTCAATGACATGATTATCCCCAGAGATTGGAAAAGCAAAGTAGAGCAGGTCATGATTGATCAGGGATACAAGGATGGGCCGTGGATGTATAAAGGAGCTAAGATGTGTCTGCACTGGCCGGTATGGCATTATGCTTTCCCCAATGCCAAATGGATTATTGTCAGGCGCAGGACCGGTGACATTGTGCAGTCCTGTATGAAAACCGGTTTTATGAAAGCGTTTAACAATCAGGCAAATCAACAAGCAGTTGGTGTTAAGGATGCACAAGAAGGTTGGCTTTGGTGGGTACGTCAGCACATTGATCGCTTTGTTGAAATGATTGAGGATGAGAACGGACCCAACTGCAAACAGATCTGGCCACATCGAATGGTTGATGGGGATTACCAACAACTGTATGAAACAATCGACTGGCTCGGTTTGGAATGGAAAACCGAAGTGCTCAATTTCGTGGACCCGCTGTTATGGCATAGTAGAAATCAATTAAAACAACCATCCAATGGTGTACTTGATAACGGGTAAAAAAGATGCGGGCAAGACCACCTACGCAAAACGTCTTGTCCAAGAAATGAATGATGCCGGTATTGCCGCAGTTGTTCTTGACGGTGACGAATTTCGTGCAGAAACCGGGAACGAGGATTTCACTGATGAGGGAAGACAACGGAATCTGATAGGTGCGGCCAAGGTGGCTGCAGAACTGGAAAGACAGGGAAACTTTGTCGCTGTTGCATTTGTATCACCGAGAAAGGCATGGCGTGAGGCAATGCGGCTGTTTTGGAAAGAGTCCCGGGTGATTTATTTACCTGGTGGAACGCTCTGGCCAAATACTACTTATGAAATACCTGATGATGAAGAATTTAATATAAAGAGGAACTAATTATGGCACGAGTAACAGCTGATGGAGTTAAAGAGATTATACCCGGTACCACACTTGGTAATCCAGCAATCGATGTGTATATAACCGGGGCAAATCTGGTGGTGGATCAAATGCTTACCGATTCAGGACTCAGCGATGCTATTCTTACAGAGATAGAACGCTGGTACACGGCACATCTGATTGCATCTACAAATTATCGGCTTCCCGCCCGGGAAAAGTTGGGTGATGCCGAGATCGAATACGGAAGCAAGGTGGAATATGTGGGAAAAGGATATGACCGGTTGTCTGCCACACCGTATGGACAAATGGTCCTGGACCTGGATTCTACCGGAACAATGAACAGAGTGGGAAAGAGAGGAGCGAGAATCTTTGCTATACAAAGTTTTGACGACTGATGAGTATACACGATATGTTGGTAAGTAGCTGCACACAGACAGCGGTGTACTGGGGCAATCCGGTAAATGATGGTTATGGTGGGCATACCTTCGATGACCCCGTGGAAATTCTATGCCGGTGGGAAGACAAGACCGGTACCTTTATGAGTAACAAAGGGGAACAGCTATATTCCAAAGCAGAAGTGTATACTCTGCAGGACGTAGATGAAAATGGATGGTTGTTCCTGGGTGGATTAATTGATCTGGATTATACAAGTGATCCAAAGGCACAGGACAATGCCTATGAGATAAAGAGATTTGACAAATCTCCGGCATTGGGATCCACAACAGTATTTGTACGAAAAGCATATTTGTAATGGCACTGCAGAAAAGATTTACAGGAAAAGGTTCTTATTATTCCATGGCTGGTCGGGGTGGTACCACGGCTGCCAGTAGGAAGTTTGCCGGTATGGATAGGGTTATATCTAATTTACAAAAGGAACTTAATGGGATAAGAATTGGTTCTGCCCACGGATTAGTGGAAGCCGTGGAATTTATACACGCTGAAACCGAGAGAACACCACCGCTGACCCCTGTAGATACTGGAAATCTCCGGAGCAGTTGGTCCACCATGTTCTTCCGCAAAGCAGGGCAGAGTGTAATTATATTTGGGTACTCCGCGAATTATGCCCTGTATGTTCATGAAATGATTGGGCCAATTAACTGGTCCCGACCTAACTCAGGTGCGAAATGGTTTCAATACGCAATAAACCGTAACGTTAGTCGGATACTTTATTTTATTCAAATCAATGCGAAAATAGGAAGATGAATGCACCATCAGTAGATATAAAAGATATGTTGGAGGATAGTTCCTCGGGAATAGATTTAACATTTGCTATTAACTTATTCATTGGACAAGAACCCAACACACCTGATGATACGGTAACAATATTTGATACTGTGGGGTTCCCGGATCAATTAACTATGGACAGAACTGAAAAATATGAATACCCAGCTATCCAGATAAGGGTTCGCAGTAATAATTACATAACTGGATGGAATCTTATAAATGAAATAAGGAACTCACTTCATGGTCGTGGGCAAGAGACTTGGAATGGGGCTTTATATACTGTTATTACCACGATGGGAGGGCCAGCCCTTCTGGATTGGGACGATAATAGCAGAGCACGTTTTATTATTAATTTTAATTTACAAAGGAGGTAAAAATGGCAAGTGCAGCTGTATCCGGTGTTGGTACACAGTTTAGGCGATGGGGAGGCTCTACATGGGTTCCAATTGCTGAAATAAACTCTATTACCGGCCCCGGTATGACCCGTGATACTATCGATGTTACTTCATTGGATTCACTTGGAGGATATCGAGAGTTTATTGCAGGGTTTCGAAATGCGGGTACTGTTTCCCTCTCTATGAATCTGACGCAGGCTTCGTTTGCAACGATGCTGACAGATTTTGAGGATCCAGCAACCCAGAACTACGAAATTCAGATCCATTCCCTGGGTATTTACCTGGAATTCGAAGGATTGGTGACTGAATTACCTATGACCATACCACCTGATGACAAAATCACAATGGATGTGACGATTCAGATAAGTGGTCCGGTTAGTCTAACTTCTGCTTCAGGAAGTGGATAAAAATTGAGCAATCCTAATCAGGGGTTGTTTATTTTTCATTTTTATTATTAATCATTATAAAAATTTTTAATCATGAAATTTTTAAATCGTACGGCTCTTCTTGAAAAGGAAGATCTTGAAATTGTTGAAGTTGATCTTGGAAAAGGTGAATGTGTTTTTATTCGTCAGATGACTGGGTTTGAACGAGATTTATTTGAACGCAGCATTATTGAAATGAAGGATGATGGCAAAGTGGAACGTAAAACTGATGCTTTTCGGGCAAAATTGGCCGTTTGTACTGTTTGTGATGATAAGGGCAAACTTCTATTCAAACCGGCAGACATAACGGTATTAAATCGCTCAATGAGTGCTGCCAGACTTGAAAAAATAGTAGAAGTAGCACAGCGTTTAAATAAGATTACGGATGATGATAAGGAGGAGCTTGCAAAAAACTTAGAAGGCGGCCAAGCCGCCAGTTCTACTTCAGGCTCTGCAAAGAGTTAGGATATCCTCATCCGGATTATTTGCTCAAGGATTTGACCTCTTCTCAAGTCACGGAATGGCTGGCGTATGATGAATTGGATCCTGTGGGTAAGTGGAGAGATGAGCTTATGATAGCATCACTGGAATCTTTGGTTGTAAACATTGTGAGACAACTATATCCACCAAAAGGAAGGAAACCAAAGTTTGCCAGTCCAAATGATTTTATGATCAAATGGGGAGATGTAGAAGAACAGAAACCAGAGCCGAATCGACAGACTCCGGAAGAAATGGGGCAGATATTACGTGGTTTAGCAGCAGTTATGGGAACTAGAGATAAAATAGAAAAGAAATGACCAATTCAGCTTTCTTAGGGACATTATACGCCCAACTTGCGGTGAATACCACAGCATTGGATCATGCATCTGTGAAGATGTTGCAGTTTTCACGAGCGGCTGATACGGCGTTAACAAGCGTTCAGGCTAAATTGATGGCTACTGGTGGAGCAATGAAGACTTTTGGACGCAGTATGACCCAATATCTTACCTTGCCAATGGCTTTGGTGGGTGGTGCTTCGGTTAAGATGTACCGTGATTTCGAATTTAGTATGAACAAAGTCGTAAGTCTTGTTGGTGTCGCCAGAAAACAGGTGGACGAATGGTCTAAAGAAGTGTTAGCATTGGCTCCCAGTTTGGGTAAGTCACCAAAGGAACTGGCAGATGCTATGTATTTTATCACATCTGCTGGTATTAGAGGTAAAGAGACTATGGAGGTTTTGACAGAATCTGCCAGATCATCTGCCGGAGGTTTGGGTGAGGTTAAAGTAGTTGCGGATCTGCTTACTTCTGCGGTAAATGCGTATGGTAAAGAAAACCTAAGTGCAGCACGGGCAAATGATATTTTAGTAGCTACAGTTAGAGAGGGTAAAGCCGAAGCCGATCTCTTGGCACAGTCTATGGGTTTGGTATTACCAATTGCATCCGCTATGGGGGCCAGTTTTGTAGATGTTGGTGCGGCAACTGCAGCTATGACCAGAACCGGTACTAAGGCGGCAACTGCAGCCATTCAGCTTCGCCAGATATTTAATTCTCTTCTTAAACCTGCTAAAGAAGCAGAACAGGCTTTGGTTGATATGCATACATCTTCTGATGAATTGCGAAGAATAATTCGTGAAGACGGCTTGCTGGCAGCTTTGGAGAAACTTAAGGACATAAGTGAGGAATATGGAATAGAAGCAATTGGTAAAATCATCCCAAATATTCGATCACTGACTGGTGTTCTGGATATTATGGGGAAGAATGTTGAAGCAAACAGGACGATATTTAAAGCCATTGAGGATTCTTTTGGGGATGCAAATAAATTATTTGAAGATACTGCACATACTGTTAAATTCCGTTTAAATGCGGCATTTTCAGAGATCCAAGTGAGTATGGTCACTTTTGG